ACTCAAACTCTAAAATGTCTTCTGAAGACCGAATGAAGAAATATTTCGCGGCTCTTTTGAAAGATAATGAAAAACAAGGTCAGAGACGAGTACGTATTCTACCTACAACAGACGGATCTTCACCGTTTAAAGAAGTATGGTTCCACGAGATCAATGTGGACGGAAAATGGCAAAAATTTTATGATCCAGGAAAGAATGACAACGAGCGTTCGCCTTTGACTGAAGTTTATGAAGAACTTATGTCCACTGGTAAAGAAACGGACAAACAATTGGCAGCACAATACAGATCACGTAAATTTTACATTGTAAAAGTTATTGATCGTGACAATGAACAAGACGGTGTTAAATTCTGGCGATTTAAGCACAACTACAAACAAGAAGGGATCCTTGATAAAATTATTCCAATTTGGAAGGCTAAAGGTGACATCACAGACCCTGATAAAGGACGTGATTTGATTCTTGAGTTGACAAAGGCAAAAACACCTAAAGGTGCGACATACACAGTAATCCAAACTGTAATGTATGATGATCCATCCCCAATTGCAGAAGACGAAACTCAAATGTCTGAGTGGGTTGCTGATGAATTAACTTGGGAAGATGTTTACTCTAAAAAACCTGTTGAGTATCTTGAAGCGATTGCTCGTGGCGAGACTCCACGTTGGGACTCTGAAAAAGGTGGGTATGTTTACTCTAACGATGAAGTGGGTGAAGTATCTATGGGTGGTACACCAAAAATGGAAGCTAAATCAATCAATGAAGTGGCTGATCCACAATCAAATGAAGAGGTAGACGAAGATTTACCATTCTAATTTTAATCAAACAAATGTAACGGGAGCAGTTTATTGTTCCCGTTTTTTTGTTTATATTTTATGGTAGAAATACTAAAATTTATTATTTATGGCACTTAAAAAGAACGACTTTAGTTCGTTGAAGAAAAAGTTCTCTTCGGACGCAAAATATAAACCGCAAAGATTTTTTGATCTTGGTCCTGAATTTTTGGATGCGGTAGGATTACCTGGACCTGCTATCGGTCACCTTAATATGTTATTGGGTCACTCGGACACAGGTAAAACAACGGCTCTTATTAAAACGGCGGTTGACGCTCAAAAGAAAGAGATTCTTCCTGTATTCATTATTACAGAACAGAAATGGTCTTTTGAACACTCAAAAATTATGGGGTTTGAGTGTGAGGAAGTGGTTGATGAAGAAACAGGTGAATTAACTTGGGACGGATTCTTCTTGTTCAATAACAACTTTAGTTATATCGAACAAATCACAGATTATATTAACGATCTATTGGATGCACAAGAAAAGGGTGAGTTAGATTATTCACTTTGTATTATGTGGGATTCAGTTGGATCGGTTCCTTGTAAAATGACTTACGAGGGTAAAGGAGGTAAACAACACAACGCAAGTGTTTTAGCTGACAAAATTGGTATGGGTATCAACCAACGTATTTCAGGATCTCGTAAAGCAGATTCTAAATATGAAAATACCTTAATCATTGTTAATCAGCCTTGGGTAGAATTACCCGACAATCCATTTGGTCAACCTAAGATCAAAGCAAAAGGTGGTGAAGCAATTTGGTTAAACTCTTCTTTGGTATTCTTATTTGGTAATCAAAAAGGTGCAGGTACGACAAAGATCACGGCAACAAAAGATAAGAGAACTGTGAAGTTTGCTTCAAGAACAAAAGTGTCGGTTATGAAAAACCACATCAATGGTCTTGGTTTTGAAGACGGAAGGATTATTGTAACACCACACGGATTCTTGCCAGGTAAAGATACAACAGAAGAGAAAGCATCAATAGAAAAGTATAAGAAAGAATATGCCGACTATTGGAAAGACATAATCGGAGTTGATGGTGACTTTGATTTGAAAACAGAAAAAGAAGAGGTTGAGTAGAAATCATTCAAGATTAAAGGAAGTGTCCAAAACATTATTAGTAGACGGAAATAATTTATTGAAAATTGGGTTTCACGGGGTTAGAGATTTCTATCACAATGGGAGACACGTTGGTGGTGTTTGGCACTTTCTAAATACTCTTCGTAAATTCTTGGAAGAACACAACTATGATAAGGTTGTGGTATTTTGGGATTCTAAAACCTCATCTTCACAAAGAAGATTGATTTACCCAAAGTATAAATTGAATCGGAGACCTTCCGAATCAGAACAAAAAGAAGAATCTTTTTCAGAACAAAAACAAAGGGTTAGACAATACCTTGAGGAGATGTTTGTAAGACAACTGGAGACAGAACACGCAGAAGCTGATGACTTAATAGCATACTACTGCCAAGTGTCTTTAGATGAGACAAAAACTATATTCTCGAGTGATAGGGATTTAACCCAACTTATCTCTGAAAAAGTTTCTATCTATTCACCATCCACAAAACAATATTACAAGTTGGGGGATAAGATTAAACTACACGATATTGAAGTCCCCCACTTTAATGTTAAGACCGTAAAGATACTCACAGGGGATAGTTCTGACAACATTGACGGGATATTTTATCTTGGTGAGAAAACTTTGGTCAAATTATTTCCCGAGCTACTTGAAGAATTAGTACAATTACCATATATTTTGAGTACAAGTACTAATTTACTTAAAGAGGAAAAGGGGAACGTAGCTCTTCAGAATCTATTAAGTGGTAAAACTAAAGAAGGTATTTTTGGTGATGAATTTTTTGTGATCAACCAAAAACTTGTCGACTTGGATGAACCACTTTTAAGTGATGAAGACAAAGAATTGGTTAGATTATATTACACTGAGTCGATGGATCCCGACGGAAGAGGACATAGAAATCTAATTAGAATGATGATGGAAGATGGATTCTTCAAATACCTACCTAAGGGTGACGACGCTTGGGTGAGTTTTTTGAAACCATTTCTTAAGTTAACAAGAAAAGAAAAAAGTAAGTTTAGAAACAAAAAGTAGAAAAAGAAAAAACTATGAAAGAACAAGAAATAACAAAAGTTGAATTTTTGTTTATGTGTAATGACAACATTGTGGTTCAACGATTCTTTAATGTGAGAGGGTTTAACAAAAACGCTCACAAATCGGAAGAGTTTTACGACTATATCGCAAGTCTATGTCGAGAGTTACAGTATGATTTGAAGATGAGAACCGTAACATACATGTTGGACAATCAGTATGAAATTTCAGAGAACCCTGACGTTCTAAATACGTCAATTACAGACGGTCCTGAAAATTTTAACCTAATTATTAAGCTCGGAGATATGACAATTTGTCAGAGAGTATTCGACGCTAAACCATACCCTCCAAAGGTCAGATATACCGTAGACCTACGCCCAAAACTAAAAACCATACTCGGTAACCTTACTGACATTTTTTCAGGTGGAAAATTTAATTTCAGATACCCTGAATTTATCAAAAACTAATACTATTTATTTTTACTAAAGGAGAAAAAACTATATGGCGACAGGTAAAAATTTTGAGTATTTAGGTAATACTTTTCAATTACAATTATTAAATCAAATCATCGTAGATAAGGACTTTTCACATTCAATTATAGATGTGATTGAGAACAGTTATTTTGAGAATAAATATTTCAAAATCATAATTCAGATGGTTAGAGAGTATTATGTAAAATACGACCATACCCCGTCATTTGAAACCCTCGAACAGATTACAAAATCAGAACTCCAACAGGAGATCGCATCTAAGATTGTATTAGACACAATTAAGAAAATTAAGGATGCACCTATCGATGGCGTAGCTTTCGTACAAGAAAAGGCTCTGAAATTCTGTAAACAACAAGAACTACAAAAGGTAATGGGTAAGGCTCAAAAGATCATCGATGGTGGTGAATTTGAGAACTACGATACCCTTGAAGAAATGGTTAAGTCAGCACTACAAGTAGGTGCAAAAGACACATCAATGTTAGATGTGTTCTCAAACTTAGATCAGGTTCTTGAAGATGATTACAGACACCCAATTCCTATGGGAATACCCGGTATTGATAGATTATTAAAAGGAGGTTTGGCAAAAGGAGAAATTGGTGTTATCTTAGCGCCAACGGGTGTGGGTAAGTCAACCATCTTAACGAAAATGGCAAACCACGCATTTAACTTAGGATTTAACGTTCTTCAGATCTTTTTTGAGGACAACCCAAAGGTAATCCAAAGAAAACACTTCACTCTATGGACTAAAATCCATCCTGACGATTTGTCAGAGAAAAAAGATGAAGTTATGAGTAAAGTTAGGGAGATTGAAGAAACAATGCCAAACAAACTAATATTGAAAAAATTACCATCGGATACTCTAACGATGTTACAAATTAAAAACCAAATTAGAAAGATGGTTTCTGATGGAATTAAAGTAGATATGATTGTTTTGGATTATATTGATTGTATTGTTCCTGACAAAAATTTGGGTGATGAATGGAAGAGTGAAGGGTCAGTAATGAGAGCATTTGAAGCGATGTGTCACGAGATGAATATTGTAGGTTGGACCGCAACACAAGGTAACAGATCATCAATTTCATCAGAAGTTGTGACAACAGATCAAATGGGGGGATCAATTAAAAAGGCACAAGTAGGACACGTTATTATATCGGTGGCTAAGACATTACAACAAAAAGAAATGAAATTGGCAACCATTGCAATAACCAAGTCTCGAATTGGTGACGATGGGGTTGTGTTTGAGAATTGTAAATTCGATAATGCAATGATTGAAATAGATACTGAAAGTACAACAACGTTCTTAGGTCTTGAAGAACAAAAAGAAGAAAGACAACGACAACGAGTTAAAGAACTCTTAGAAAAGAGAAAACAACGAGAAACACAGTCAAATTAACAAATAAATAAATTTTAGAATAAATGGAAAAAATACTAGTAGAAAATCCTGGTCGGTTCGTCATCTTCCCTATTGAACACAATGATATATGGGAATTTTACAAACAACACCAAGCGGCTTTTTGGACAGCAGAAGAGGTGGATTTAACAAACGACATCAGAGATTGGGAAACATTAACTGATAATGAGAAATACTTCGTTAAAAATGTATTATCATTCTTCGCAGCATCAGACGGAATTGTGAATGAAAACTTGGCGGAAAACTTCTACCGAGAAGTACAATATCCTGAGGCGAAGTTCTTTTACGGGTTCCAATTGGCGATGGAAAACATCCACTCACTTATGTATTCATTATTGATCGATACATACATCAACAACCCAAAAGAAAAAGATGAATGTTTCAACGCGATCGATAGATTACCGGCAGTTCAGAAAAAAGCGAAGTGGGCATTAGAATGGATTGAAAAGGCATCATTTGCAGAAAGATTAGTTGCATTTGCTGCTGTTGAAGGTATCTTTTTCTCAGGTTCATTCTGTTCTATTTTCTGGTTGAAATCAAGAGGAATTATGCAAGGTTTATGTAATGCTAACTCACTTATTTTTAAAGATGAGAACTTACATTGTGATTTTGCAATTCACTTATTGAATAATCACTTAGAAAATAAACCTTCTGAAAAACGAATCAAAGAGATTCTATTATCGGCTCTTGAGATTGAGAAAGAGTTCATTACAGAATCACTTCCTGTTTCTTTGATCGGTATGAACTCAAACTTAATGAAACAATATCTTGAGTTTGTTGTTGACGGATTGTTAGTTAAAATGGGTTGTAGTAAAGAATTTAACGTTGAACAACCATTCAAATTTATGGAACAAATTGCGGTTGAAACTAAAGGTAACTTCTTTGAATCAAGAACAATGGAGTATCAGAAGGCAAAACTGAATGAAACAATAACATTTACAGACGACTTTTAAATATTAGATTATGTCATTAAAAATTATTAAACGAGGTGGTGAGGTTGTCTCATTTAATCCACAAAAGATTTACAACAGAGTAAAACGATCTGCGAAAGGTTTGAATGTGAATTCAGACGAGATCTTTATTAAAGTTATCACTTCAGTACCAACTGAGGGTGAGGTAACAACAAAAGAACTTGACAAATTGGTTTACGAGATTGCAGCATCTTATACTGGTAGTCACCACGACTACTCAAGATTGGCAGCATCGGTTGCAATTTCTTCATATCATAAAGAAACAAATGAAAGTTTTTCACAAACTATGATGCAACTTTATGAAGATGGGATTATCAATGAGAAACTTATTGAGACCATTAAAGAATATGGTGAAGATACAATCGACGCTGTAATCAATCACGAAAATGATTACAACTTTGATTACTTCGCTTGGAGATCATTACAAGAAATGTATTTATTGAAACGACCAAACGGTAAAGTAATTGAAAGACCACAACACATGTACATGAGAGTTGCGTTATGGGTTACTTCAAACATTACTGACGCGTTTGAATACTACAAATCTTTATCTGAACAATTGATATCAAAGGCAACACCTATCATGATTAATTCAGGTACAAAAGTACCTCAATTAGCATCTTGTGTACTTCATTATAATGATGCGGACTCAAGAAAAGGTTTGTTAGATACTTTAACTGATATCTCTACATTCTCATCAGATGCTGCGGGTATTGGACTTTCTATGTCTAACATTCGTAGTAAAGAAAGTAGAATTTCTAGTTCGGGTGGATATGCTGGAGGTCTATTGAAATACCTTAAGATCGTAAACGAATCACTTAGATTCTTCAACCAACAAGGACGTAGACCAGGTTCAGCGGCGATTTATCTTGAGCCTTGGCACAAAGATATCTTTGATTTATTAGATATTAAAAAGAATACAGGTGCTGAAGAATTAAGAGCTCGTGATTTATTTACGGCACTTTGGATTCCTGATAACTTTATGAGAGCGGTAAGAGAAAATACTGATTGGTATTTGTTCTGTCCTAATGATATCAAGAAAGCCGGACTAAAACCATTACAAGAATGTTATGGTGATGAATACGAAGAAGTTTATAATCAAGCGGTATCTATGGGTCTTGGTAAAAAAGTTAAAGCTCAAGACATTTGGACCAAAGTTATTGAATCTCAAGTTGAAACTGGTGTTCCTTACTTATGTTCTAAAGATAATGCTAATAAGAAAACTAACCACCAAAATATCGGTGTTATCAAACAATCAAACCTTTGTAATGAGATTTATCAGTACACTGATGAAGAAACAACGGCGATCTGTACCTTATCATCTATGGTATTGAAAAACTTTATTAAGTCAGGAAAGTTTGATTTTGAACTTCTATTCACTGAAGTTAGAAAAGTTGTGAGATCACTCAACAAAGTCGTTGATATTAACAACTACTCAACTGAAAAAGGTAGAAAAGGTGGTTTAGAACAAAGAGCGATTGCAATTGGAACTCAAGGTTTGGCGGACGTATTCTATTTGATGGATTATATCTTTACATCTGAGGAAGCCAAGAAATTGAATAGAGATATCTTTGAAACTATCTATTACGCAGCTATCTACGAGAGTAATCAATTATGTATAAATGGTAATTACAAACCATATTCACATTTTGATGGGTCACCGATGTCACAAGGAGTATTCCAATTCGATATGTGGAACGTTGATGAAACGCAACTTTCAGGAATGTGGGATTGGGATAAACTAAAAGAAAGTGTTAAATCTCATGGTGTTTGTAACTCATTATTCACAGCACAAATGCCAGTGGCATCTTCGGCTAAGATCACAGGGTCTTATGAAATGACAGAACCCGCGCACTCGGCAATTTTTAATAGACGAGTTGTTGGTGGTGAGATCATGATTGTGAACAAATATTTAATTGCAGACTTTGAAAAAATAGGTATATGGTCTGAGGATTTGAAAAATGAAATTATTATGAACGAAGGGTCAATCCAAAACATTAATTTCAATAACTACTTAGATCCTGAAGATAAAAATTACAATAAGAAAGTTAAACGAATTGAACATTTGATACCTAAATACAAAACAATTTGGGAGATATCACAAAAACAACTTATTGATATGGCTGCGGACAGAGCACCATTCATTGACCAATCACAATCAATGAATATATATATGTCTAACCCAACATTATCGAAGATTACTTCATCACACTTCCACTCTTGGGAAAGAGGGTTGAAAACACTTTGTTATTATGTTAGAACCAAGGCAATCTCAACAGGAGCAAAACACTTGGCGATGGACATATCAAAAAAACAAAAACCAATAGTGACACCTGAACCACCGAAAGTTGACTATAATAGTTTAAATTTACCACAAAAACCTGAGAATTCAGATTTCGAATGTTTTGGATGTTCTTCCTAAAAATTAAAAATCACCAATTAAATTGGTGATTTTTTTTTATATAAGGTATTTATAAATAAAAATTATTATGAAGAAAGTAGTAAGATTGACTGAAAATGATTTAACTAATATAGTTAAACGAATTATAAAGGAAGACGCTGAGGATTCTATGGCATCAAGAAAAGTTGAAAAAATTGTTGATTCACCTAAAGTACAAATGAAATTAGAAGATATCGTATCTAATCTATCTGATCGTGAAATAAACCAAATTAAGAACGTTTTAGATAATTTAGGTATTAATGAATATACATCAGCTAAAGAAGCTCACGATGCGGTTAAAGATCTTGCAAGTGAAGCTATGAACGGTGAAATGAGTGAAGAGAATGAGAACGAAACACCTAAAGAAAAGTTAGGTAGAATACTACGTGATATTGGGGCTGCCAACATCGGAAATTGGGGTGGGGTACCTGCGGCTATTTTAATTGCATCGATGACAGGATTTCCTGTGGGACTTGCAATTAGTTGGGGTGTCTCAGGTTTACTATTAGGACTTGCTAAAGTATTGGATCCTGATAAACCAGAAAACGCTTAATCACGACATCAACACGACACTAATCCCGACACTATGTCGGGATTTTTTATTTCATAACTATTTATTGAAAATATCACGACACTATATTTATGTAATATGGCAAATGGCATTACATACGGTATTTCTTTTCCTTTTGTAGATTCGTTCACGGGTAGATATTTAGATGTGACAAATTCTACGGAAGCTGAAATTAGATCTGACTTAGTTCATTTACTTTTAACTAGGAAAGGGTCAAGATATTTTTTACCTGATTTTGGTACACGTCTTTATGAATATATTTTCGAACCTTTAGATGGACCAACATTTTCAGATATCGAATCTGAAATTAGAGATACGATAGGTAATTACATGCCAAATCTACAAGTGACTAATATTACTGTTGAACCAGCATCCGCAGGATTAGAAGATAAAGGATACACAGTAAATAGAGATGGTGAACGAGAATTTAAAGTTACCAACATCGCTCAATTAGAACACACAGCAAGAATTAAAATAGATTATAGAATAACGGATTCAGCTTTTGAATCTAGTGATTTTATTATTATCAATATTTAATAGTATATGGCAGAAAAGAATATATCTTATACGGTCCGAGACTTTCAAGGAGTAAGAACTGAGTTAATTAACTTTACTAGAACGTATTATCCTGATTTAGTACAAAACTTTAATGATGCGGGTATTTTCTCTGTTATGTTAGATTTGAATGCTGCGGTTACTGATAACCTCAACTTCCAAATCGATAGAAGTATTCAAGAAACTGTACTACAGTTTGCACGACAAAAGAATTCAGTATATAATATCGCAAGAACTTATGGTTTAAAAGTACCAGGTCAAAGACCATCGGTGGCTTTGGTCGACTTTTCAATTACAGTACCTGCTTTTGGAGATAGGGAGGATTTAAGATATTGTGGTGTATTAAGAAGAGGATCTCAAGTTAATGGTGCAGGACAACCATTTGAAACTGTATATGATATTGATTTTGCATCACCAATAAACGCTGAAGGATCACCAAACAGAGTTAAAATACCTAATTTTGATTCAAGTGGTAAACTTATTAATTACACGATTGTTAAACGAGAAGTTGTTGTTAATGGTATTACTAAGGTTTATAAAAGAGTAATCACAGCTAACGATGCAAGACCTTATTTAGAATTATTCTTACCTGAAAAAAATGTATTAGGTATTACAAGTGTATTACTTAAACCTGGTACCCAATATTCAACAATACCTCAACCACAAGATTTTATCACTGTAGGACCTGAAAGATGGTTTGAAGTTGATGCTTTGGTACAAGATAGAGTTTTCATTGAAGATCCTACTAAAGTTTCGGATCAACCAGGTATTAAAGTTGGTAGATATATTACAACATCAAATAAATTCATCAGTGAATATACCCCTGAAGGTTTCTGTAAAATGACCTTCGGTGGTGGTAATATCTCTGCAGAACAACAATTAAGAGAATTTGCTCGTGATGGTAAAGGTTTTGATTTGAGTAGATATACTAATAACTTTGCTATGGGTGCCGCTCTAACACCAAACACAACTTTATTTGTTCAGTATAGAATCGGAGGTGGTTTATCAAGTAACTTAGGTATAAACACAATCAATCAAATCGGTACTGTTTCATTTGCTGTTAATGGTCCGTCAGATTCTGTAAACCGAAGTGTTATTAATAGTTTACAGTGTAATAACGTAACAGCCGCTATTGGAGGTGCTAACTTACCAACAACAGACGATGTTAGAAACATGGTGTCATTTAACTTTGCAGCACAAAACAGAGCGGTTACCGTAAATGATTACAATTCTATCATTAGAACAATGCCTTCTCAGTTTGGCGCACCCGCAAAAGTTGCAATTACGGAGGAAAATAACAAGATCAAAATTAAAATGTTGTCTTACGACACAAGTGGTAGTTTAACCAATGTCGTTTCAAATACCTTAAAACAGAATGTCGCTAACTACCTTTCAAATTATCGAATGATAAATGACTATATTTCTATTGAAGCGGCAGAAACTATAGACTTATCAGTCACTGTTGATGTCGTATTAGATAATAGTCAAAATCAAGGAGCAGTCATCGCTAAAGTAATCCAATTAGTTAGTGAGTTCTTTAATCCTTTGGTTAGAGAGTTAGGTCAGAACGTTAATATTTCTGAATTAAGAAGAATACTCCAATCTGAGAATGGTATTGTGAGTGTTTCTGATGTTCTGTTCTTTAATCAAGTTGGTGGTCAATATTCTTCAGCTCAAACATCAATGCCATATTCAGATCCAGTAACAAGACAAATACAACCAACTGCGGATACTTTGTTTGCAACTCCAACACAAACTTACCAAATTAGATACCCAAATAAGGACATTAATGTAAGGGTATTAAACTTAAAATCAGTAAACTTCTCGTAGAGATTTATTTTTCTCAAAATAAGATTATTTTTTCTAAAATAGGAAATAAACTATTTATGAAAAAACGAAATCTTTAATGCCCAAATCATATAGAATAAGAACCGAAGTCGGTGTTGACAAATATATTAATGTCAATTTAGAACAAGATTGGGAATCTTTGGAAGTACTATCCTTAAAGATTCTCGCAAACGATTTATACTCAAGAATGTGTGCCGATTACGGTGTCGTAGTCGGTCGTGTTTTTGTTAATAATGGGTTTGGATTACCAAACGCTAAGGTTTCTGTTTTTATCCCATTAGATGATGCAGATGAACTTGATCCCGTAATTTCAGAATTATACCCATATAGGACTATAACTGATACAAACGAAGAGGGTTACAGGTATAATTTATTACCTAAATTACCGTCATATAAAGGACATCAATCAACAGGTACTTTTCCAAATGTTGCTGATGTTTTAATGGATCAATCTTACATCGAGGTTTACGACAAATACTATAGATTTACCGTAACAACAAATGATAGTGGTGACTTTATGATTTTTGGGGTTCCTGTGGGTAACCAAACAATTGTAATGGATGTCGATCTATCTGATATTGGTTGTTTTTCTTTATCACCACAAGACTTAATACAACAAGGTTTGGCAACCGAAAATCAAGTTAATGGGTCCACATTTAAAACTTCGACAAATTTAAGAGAACTACCTCAAATTAAAAATTTAGTGTTTGATGTTGATGTTGCACCATTTTGGGGTGATCAAGATTTATGTCAAGTTGGTATTACAAGAGTTGATTTTGACTTAACTAAACAGGCAAACATCAATATACAGCCAACTGCAGTGTTTATGGGTTCAATTATATCGACAACAAACGATGATGCTTTGAAAGTTAGTTGTAAGCCAAAAAATAACACAGGTAATTTATGTGAGTTGATCGCTGGCCCTGGTGAAATACAGGCAATACGACAAACAATTAATTCGGACGATCAAGGTTTACCAATATTAGAAACATATCAAGTAGAACAAGAAGGTAAGGTAATAGATCCTGACGGGACTTATGTACTTAACGTACCGATGAATTTAGATTACGTTTTCACAAATGAATTTGGAGAACAAGTTTTGTCTGATGATCCTAGTAAGGGTATACCGACGAAGGGTAAATACCGATTCAAAATAAAATGGCAAAACGAAGAGGGATTACAAAATAGCTTCCAAAGAGCTAATTTCTTAGTTCCAAATGTTAAAGAATATGGGTGGACTACTTCAGGTAATGACCCATTTGATGAAACCACACAATCATATACTTATCAAATCCAACCAGGTTTAACTTCAGGTGCGACTGAAATACAATCATTTGGTTTTGATACCGGAATTTCATTTGAGGATTCCCTTAATAATTCGTCATACGAGATATACTTAAATGGAGTTCTTTACACTGGATCTCAAAACTCAATACCATTTAATGTCGGGGATACAATCCAAATTGTCGGTACGCCTGTAAATCCTAACGTCACACAAGACTTTACATTTAAGGTTTATCCTGAGACATTATTTAATCTTTTAAAGTCATATGCGTTTAGTTTGGATTGGGATGATTATGTTAACCCACAAGAAGCGATTGATTGTGAAGATACATTCTATGAGTTTAAATACAATAAGGTTTACACAACCGCAATGTTCTTAGACAGATACAAAAATGGTATTGGTAGAGCAAGACATTTAGGTATAAAAGAAATTGATAATAGAACTTGTAAATCGACTGTTAATACATTTCCAGTAAATGATATAATTAGAAACTTCGACCCAATATTTTTTGTATTCAATACATTAATTAATGTTCTAACTTTTCCACTTTTAGTTCTATTATTTGTTGCTCACTTCATTTCATTTATGTGGCCAATACTTAAATACGTATTAATCGTTTTGAGTATTTACCTAACTTATGACGCTGCCGTAGCGTTATTCAACTCAATACAAAATGGTGTTGCTGCAATCAGTGCAGGTGCAGGTATAATTAACGCGGGATTCCCATCGGTTAACGTTGGATGGTTATTGGAAGGTATTCGTTTAATATTTGCGGGTATTTTCTTGATAGCAGTTGCAGCATTTAAATTCGCATTGGCCGCGGCATTTTTTGCATTTGCAATTATTGCCGCAATTAAAGTAAAAGGGTTTCCAAGAATATCACTACCGATGATTGCTTATCCTGACTGTACTAGTTGTGATTGTGATTGTAAAACCGCTGAGATGGATGATAATTTTGACATTAACAGTGTTAATGATGAAATTGATGCAGCAGCTCAAGGTGGTTCTAGTAGTTTTTATAACTATACTTTAGTACCCGCTTTAAGTATTATAGCACCTGTAAACTCTGCCGGATCATACATCATTGATCACCCTAACTTATCAGGACCACCTGATAGTCCTGATGACAATCCATATGATTGTAATGATATTACTGGAATGTATAAAACATTTGCGTCTGAAATAGCGGATGATAATATTACTTCGGATTTGGCTATACAAGCCTCATTAGATTTAGCCAGAGTAATTTCAGGGTATGACGTAATATCCTCAACTAACCCAAATAGGTTATACGATAATGAACAGTATTTATTACACGCACCACAACCATTTTTATGGGCAACTGATAAACCATTTGGTGTACCAGGAACTGTACCTGATAGAAGATTTTTTGCTTACCCACTTTCTAAGACATTCCCACAACAGTTAAACGATTTCAATACAAGGGATAAGTACTTCAATTTTGGAGGTGCTGTCAATCAAATAGAAACTTTAGTTAATCCTGGAACACCATCACAACCATTTACAGATCAAGTAGTTGTTGTACTTATGGGTGGTGGAGCAACAGGACAAATTGGTATTGGTAATGTGTGTTCGTTCCAAGACCCAAATTACACTGATGCACAATCCTTAAATCGTTTAATTAACTTAACAGGAGCGACACTTAATCAGTTTGGTACTAACTCAATAACAGGTACAACACTGACAGGAAACTCATTACCGGCTTCAGTACAATATGCGGATCCTACTGATCCACAAAATAATTTAACCGCAAACATCGTACTTAATCTACCACAAGTTAGTCAATTACCTGTCGTTGGTAACCCAAATGTTGAAGAATCTTACTTACAGTTCGCAACCGACATTGAGTATTTCCAATTAATAACAGGTCTCACTGTAAATGAATTTATGGGAATTGATCAACTCACATCAGGGTATTTTCCTAATCAGTATTTAAGACACGATGTGAGTATACTCACACCTGGTTGTCCTCCCTTAAACGCAACTGCGTTTAGTAGCTGGACTATAAATGATGTAATAACATTAATGGAGGGTTATGAGGCTTATGAAGTTTGTATATTTGTAAGAGGTGTCGACCCATTCACACCTAAACAAACTATAAAATATGATTTATCAAAAATATTTGGTTTCTCTTCATTTGGAAACGTTATGGTTGAAGGGTCGTATTATCTAAACAGACCAATACAAGGTTATAGTGCATTTGCATCGGGTAATAAACCTGTTAGTCACGTTAGCTCAACAAATAACGTCTCTAATTTGTATTTTCCATCATTTGCTTTTACTCCTGACACAACAAAATTTACAGCATTCACATCTAACCTACCATATTTCTACTTATGTACTGACGACACTAACGTTTCCGGTGTTGGTTCTTATACACCAGTACTACCAACTTGGCAGACTACTTCACAAATAACCATAGGTCCGTTAGGAAATGGTAATTTATACCAAGTTGATGCATCATCTAATTATACTATACCAAGACAACAAACCGCACCAACTCAATATGTTGGTGGTGGGGCATTCTTGGGTTGGAATTTAAATTCAGCACCAACAAAAATCATATATACAAATTCAGGAGTACAAGGATGTGACCAAGATTGTCAAAAAGAACAATATTATAATACTCAAGATGGTTGGTTTAATGATGTAAACGTAGGAGGTAATATATCTGCTTTATATTCACCAGCGTATTACCGATATGGTCTTACACCTGTCACATTCCAAAGTACAAATATTGTAATGAGGAGTGATAGATTACCAACTTCAACTGAAATTGAAAATGGTGTTCAGAATAGAACAGGTTATGCTTTACACCAAAATAATAACTTCGCAGTTTATAACGCTTCAGGTATCCAAACTGAACCAATAATATCCGCAGGTTTTGATTTACCATCAGGTGAACAAAAAGATGAAGATCCTTTCATTTCAGGTTTAACAAATACATTAACTTGTGAAGGTATGGTTCCATTAGAATGTTATAGTGGGTCAGGAAGTAACGTTGGAGTTATTCCTCCTGGTCAATGTTCTATACCAGCAGACAGGATGGTTAATGGTTGTTACTGCTTATTAAATAAAACATATTTGGCCCAATATGGTGATGATGCAAGGTTATTCTTAGAATGGAAGACAAGGTTTACAATGAACTTTGCTGCTTGTAGAGGAATATTTGCTCAAGTGTTCCAAAACAATTGGTTAAATGGTGCACTATATATGTTTAGCTTTAATAAGAGAACATTATTTAATGCCAACCTTGATCCCGATTATAGATACTGTGAGGATGTGATCGTCTTTAATGACCTATCAAATAGTTTCTATTATAGATCTTCGCCGTGGAATGGTAATGATTTTATTGGTAAAAATTCGCCAACACAAAATGCGATTGGTTCTTTAACTTCATTCCCGGGTTTTGGGTATAATAAGAAACAAATACAATTCCCAACCACTGTTGTTGATTTAGGACCAAGAGATAGTTTTATTAATGAGATTTGTTGTAGTGGTATTGATGGTTTTGGGTCTTACTACGCTGATCAATTAAAAGCGACCTCATATCAAGATAACTCTGACCTAATCCAATTAGGATTCTTATCAAGAATATTAAATGAGGGCGTTAGACAAAGAATGATACCTATCTCAACTGGAGGAGATTCAAGTGAAGGTAAAGGTATTATTCAGTTCTTTAACAGTACAAGAGGGGGTTATAGAATTGATGGTGATTGGGCTCAAATGTTATCGATTAATTCGGAATGGAAAGTGTTACCATTTATAACTGAAAATGTGCCAAGTAATAATTATATCTTCTTTGGTGATAACTATTATCCAGCTCCTTATCCATCAAACGCGGACATTAAACCTGTTTTTGGTGTGTTCTTCCAAACACCGGAACAAAACTTAAATTACAGAAAAATAGAATCTCCGGGGATTGAGACGTATAGTACCTCACCTTTAATACAAGATAAATTTGGATACTCAAAGTCACAGGTTGTACCTCATTACAAATGGTCTTTAAAACAAAGTAATCCTACTATGAATATCTTTGGAACTGAAGATAATAACTGGGTAACCGATACAGTTTATAGTGGAGGGTTTTTCAGTAAAAAATATCAAGATCTTGATTTTGATACTCTTCAGGAAAAATATATAACTCAAACAACTAAATTAGGTTATATTTCTAATTATGTTAACAACATCCCAAGTGCACAACCACCGATTGGTTATATTATACAAGGACAACCAATTGGATCTAATCAACAAGCGATTGTTGTTGGAGCACCTTACCACTTCTATTTTGGTTTGAACAATGGTAAAACGGCAGTAGATAGGTTCTATAAACTTTACGTAGCAACAACTGAAGAATAATGATTGTAGACCCAACAACAAGAATAATATTATCAACCCAACGATATAAATCGGCACCGAGAACTGATCAGTTTATTAACGTACCTTTTAGTCAAACAAGTAAAGATTTGGTTGAGTATGACCGAAGTGTTGATTTGAATTTGGTGAACGTATTTGAAGAAGAAAGACAAGCGTCCACAATTTTTAGACCCGTTACCAAATTTACAATATTGTTTGAAAATGCGATTTCGGGAGAAACCACATATGTTCCGTATAGAGACAATTTATATTACACTAATGCTTTGGGTAATGCTAAAAACTATTATTATCAAGGTAATCAGCCACCATTTGCGACAGATCAAAGTGTGCCATGGGAAGGTTTACCACAATACCCTGAATTCGATTTCATAAGAACGGATAATGCGGTTATTGGTTATACCCAACCACCAAACAATCATCTTAACTTTAAAAGTGTGAGTGCAACAACCTACAACTGGTCTCATTATATAAGTTACGCTTATGCCAATGATTTTAATAAAACTTTATTTACGGTAGAACCGGACACGAGTATAAATTGGACTTGGGTTGCATCAAATGGAATACCATATTTCATTGTGGTAGGATCAAACCAATCACGTAATAATATAGTATTTAAGTCACCCTTAAAACATGGATTAGCTGTCGGTGAGTTCGTTCAATTATCTGTAAATTATAATGGAAACCAACTATTTCAAGTAACTAGTTTAGGAGATGGAGGTGCGGGATCCGAAGAATACATCTTCAATATTAGAAATGTTGGATACACCGGTACAACTTTCCAAACCAATACACAAGGTACGTTTAGAAGAGTGATAAACGCCGCTAATTCTGCTGACACGATTAGTCAATATTATATTCGTAAACACAAAATTATTACCGACCCCAATTGTGCGGTTTTAGTTAATGCTGGATTTGAAAGGAACATATACGGAGATAAAAAGAAATGTGAAATTAAGGTCTTAACACCAAATGAAAAACAAAGAACATCTGTTAAAGAAGGTAGTAGGGCTTATACATTATCTTTTAATTGTGATATCAATATAAATGGATTATTGGATAATCAAACTAGACCATTAACGGAGTTATTCTTTACGACAATTTGGAGAGGATGTTTTGGGTGGACAAGAAATATGAAACAAGGTTGGGATTTTAATACATTCCTACAAAATAAAAAACCACAGACTTGGTGGGATCAAAGTAACCCAAATTCGAATACCGGTATACCACAGGGACAATATACATCCCAAGCTGGTTCGGGACCATTCTTTTACAACGAATTACTATCCTCAGGTGATACAATCGACGGTGATTTTTGTGAATGGAATAATTTCGATCAATTAGAAAGAGTTATATCGACATACCAACATAAAATCAAATTCAATCAAAATTGGTTCGCAATTGTTGATAATGGTCTGAATAGTACAAACCAAATTGGGTATTTTTATCAACCACATAACCCAATTCAAATCGGAGCATTTTCCGATTATATTGAGGAAGGAAGCTCAACAAATGTTGTGGGTATTCCACCATACGCTTATTATTCGACAACTAACGCTTTGTTTAGGTGGAGAGATCTATATCCATATGGATTTATAGATAATGAAGGTATTGGTATTGATTTCCCATTCATGAATGATGCTCACTACCCATTCGTAAATACTATATTCAGAATAACACCTGAGGATTATAACATACCAAGTGATTATTCACAAATAGGTAAAGTTCCACAAGACATAAATTCAATAGAGGATCCATTAGTAGATGAATGCGAATAAAGTAAAAATATTAAAATCAGACTTAGATCAATCTATTAATATCCCAATTAACATGCAATGGGATTTTACGGGTAGAGATGAAGCGATTAGTGAGTACGAAACAAGTATTATAAAACAGGTTATTGGAACGGCAACTGATTTTGAGATTGCCAGATTTCCGCACAACGTGTTCCAAAATGAGGATTCGGCAATTGATTATGAGTTTTATTTTTATAATAACTTACAACCAATTACCGCAACTACAATCCCAATAAATGCGTGGTCAGTATCATATTTAAATCTTGGGTTTACTGCCGAACAAGTGTATTATTACGCAAAACCCTTCACTAAATCGTTCTTCAAGTTGGATCTGTTTGATAGTGATAATGAGAAGACACAACAACTTTATTTATCTATCATTTTACCAGTACAACAGGGTAGAACTGAAACGGTTGTCTTATCACCATTAGTTCCACCTGCCGAAATCAAAAAACCAAAAATGATTTTAGATTACATTGGTGATAAAGAAGGATTTTTTATTTATTGGTTAAGAAGTCGTCAAGACATAGATATTGATACTTTCTATATGACTGCAAGTTTTTTTGATGCAAGAATAGGAGTATTCAAGAGAATGACAAATACAAAACAAACCTCAATCATCCCCGACAGATTTACTTTTGATAATTCGACATATTTCTATTATAGAGTGGATTTAGATTATAACAAGAAAACTTACGAAGTGTTCTCAACATCAACCAATCTAAGAGTTGGTGATTCTTTAACACCGATAAAATGGTATGAATATGTTAACCCATAATGGAATTACAAGAATATAAATTTATTATTTCACCCGAAAATATCAAAAGTGACTTAGTGTTTGTTCCATATACGGGAGAAACGGACATCACTACGATTATTGATCCTTGTTGTTTGACGGCAACAACTATAAGTGCGACCACAACAGGAACTACAGGTGTTTACCTACCTATGAGTTATATTTTGTCAGGTAACACAGGTGGAACATCATTCTTAACAGGACTTTCGGTTAATATCATGTTGACCGAATCTGCTGTTGATTTGGGTTATTACACACCAACCGATGGTTTGATAATACAAGCGGATGTGTTAAATAATTTTATTGCTACCGCTAATACCATAAATCCATACACATACACTTTCTATAATACTTCTGATTTAGAGTTCATTAAGTTTTTACAATTATGTACTTACACTTTAGATTGGGGTGATGGGTCACCACAACAATCGGTAGTTGGTATTACACCTTTAACTCATACTTACCCAACAGCACCAAATAACTATACAATTACTTTAACTTGTAATTCGCCTTGGGGTATATCAAAAGTCCAAAAACCTGTGACTTTACCATATTCAAACGTAACCATAACAAATCCACAGGGTAATATTGTATTCTATCCTGCTGGTGGTAGTTGGTCAGCAACACCAATAAGTTATGATTATATATTCACAGGAGACTCAAACACTGACATTAACGATTACTATTCTTACA